TATATAAAGCTAAGATGGACACTCAATCTAAATACATTAAAGATCTACAAGCAATCAATAAGGATATGATTGCATCAAAAGAAAATTCAATTGAAGCATACGAAGATGATGTAAAGGCATTGGTCAATCAATCTGCAGATCTAGGTAAAAACCTTGACGCGTTAACGGAGCTTGAAAATAAAAAATCAGATGAACTGTCTAGGAAAGTATCTGATATTAAGTCGGAAGATAAATTGTTTAAATCTAAGATTAAAGACTTGGTTAGCCAAGCAAAATTCTTTGAAGAAAACGAAATATGTCCGACGTGCGACCAAGACATCGATGCTAATATTAAAGATGATAAGCTAAACCATATTAAAGCGACAGCCGCAAATATACAACAAGGTATGAAGGAGTTATCACTAGATAATGATAAATGCGCATCTCAGTTACTAGAATGTCAAAATAATATGAAAGAGCTTTTAGCAAAGCAACGTCAGATTAACTCTAATAATGATAAAATAAATATCATGCAAAGAGAGATCGAAAAGATTCAGAAAGAAATCAGTACTTTGTTACAGTCATCTGGTGATATAAAAGTTGCTAAAGACGAACTAAATACATTACGTGATAGCAAAGACTCAATAACAGAAAAAAAGCTAGAGTATGTAGAAGAGCGCACGTACAATGAAGTTATAGGCGAGATGTTGAAAGATACAGGCATAAAAACTAAAGTGATTAAACAATACTTGCCTGTCATGAATAGACTTATTAATCAGTATTTGCAAGTACTTGACTTTTTTGTTGCATTTCATTTAGACGAAAGCTTTAATGAGACTATTAGATCGCGTCATCGTGATGCATTTAACTACGCTTCTTTTAGTGAAGGCGAAAAACAAAGAATCGATTTATCATTGTTATTCACTTGGAGACAGATTGCCAAGATGAAAAATTCAGCATCTACGAATCTGCTCGTATTAGACGAAACCTTTGATTCTTCTCTTGATCATGATGGAATCGACAATCTAACTAAAATTCTAAACACTCTAGAAGATGGTACGAATGTATTCATTATATCCCATAAGGGCGATATCCTAGAGAACAAGTTTAGATCTAAGATCGAATTTATCAAAGAACGCAACTTCTCTAAGATCAAATAGTTATAATAACCGCGTTCTATATAAAAAATACGTATAAAAACTATATACTATTTTCGCAAAAAGTGTGTACAAGCACCTCATATCGTGGTATAATGGTACCATATTAAAGATAAGGAGTTAATATGTATCACAATTCAAGTCTACCAAAATTACTAGCGAAAGAGAATCTTACGATTCGTCATGGTAATTATCAAACCCCATGGTTTGACATCAAAAACCGTGTTCTCGGCCTTCCTCTGTGGAAGGACATGGGTAAAGACGTATATGACTTATTTGTAGGTCATGAAGTTGGCCATGCATTAGAAACTCCATATGAAGGATGGCACGACAGTCCTGAAAAACTTCAGGGTTGTCCTAGGTCCTATATTAACGTAATAGAAGATGCTAGGATTGAGAGAAAAGTAAAAACTAGATATCCTGGTTTAGTCGGTCCATTCTCTAGAGCATACGCTAACTTATTCGAAGACAACTTTTTTGGAACTGAAGATATAGATGTTTCAGAACTAAGAATTATTGATAAAATTAATCTTCAAGCTAAAGTCGGATCTCATATTGATATAGAGTTTACTGACGAAGAGCAAGTCTTTATGGATAGAGCTATGAGAACTGAGGACTTTCAAGAAGTCTTAGAACTTGTTAAAGACATCGTAGCTTACGATAAAACACAAGAAGAAGATAAAGAGGAAGAAGAAACTCCAGACGAAAACAAATTTGACGAGACTGATGAAACTGAATCAGAAGAAGAAAGTGATCCTTCACAGCAAGGTGGAGATGATCAACCTGACGATCAACAAGAACAAAATACTCCTAATTCTTCAGGAGATGAAGAAGACGAAGAAGATAACGGACAATCTGACGAAGGTTCTGTTTCTCTTGGTGACGGAGCGGACGGACATAATGGTGTTTCAGTAACAGATGAAGCTTTTAGAAAAGCAGAAAAATCACTACTTGACACTGACGAAGATGGTCAACAAACACTTGTCGTTTCTGATATTCACAAAGAGATCAGAAAAAAGATAGTTGTTGACTTTAAAGATCTTCAAGCAGAGAGAGCTATTTCAACAGAACATGCCGGTGAGTATATCTTAGAAGATATTGCTAAGGCAACTATGGAATATCCTACGTATATCAAGACAACTAAAAGAAGTGTTGCTGTCGCAGTTAAAGAATTCGAAATGAGAAAGGCCGCTACTCAGTGGGCTAAAGCGACAACCGCAAAAACTGGAGTTATTGACGTAAACAAACTGTTTTCATACAAGACTAATGAGGACATATTCAAACAAACAACTAGACTTCATGATGCTAAAAGCCATGGAATGATAATGTTGATTGACTACTCAGGATCTATGTATGAGTCATTACCTAATGTTTTAGATCAGCTAATTCACTTAGTATTGTTTTGTAAGCAAGTTAATATTCCTTTTGACGTCTATGCGTTTACAACACAAAACAGCAATATTGATTATTACGATCTTAAAACTCAAGGTTTACTGTTTGATGGAGATATGGATTTAGATGGAATAAGCATGCCGCTTTTGACTTCTTCGAGTCTTAAAAAATCTGATTTCGAAGCTTCGCTTAAAGCTCTTCATATTAGAGCAACGGCTGGTTCTTACGTGTCAAGACAGATAATTGGAAAATCAGAAGACTTTGGTTCAACTCCGTTAAATCAAGCTTTGATTATGTCACATCATCTAATTAAAGAATTCAAAGTTAAGCACGCAATCGAAAAAATGAATCTAGTCGTTTTCTCTGACGGAGATGCGAACAGAATGCAAGCTTACCAGGATCAATCTCTTGAAGATAACAAAGTAGCTTCTCACGGAATGTGGAAAGGTATTAACATGATGATTGACGGAAAGTTAGTAAAATCCGAAGCTAGAGAGGCAGCGACAGCGGCAATATTAGAAAATATAAACAAAAGACTTGCCACAAACTGCATCGGATTCTTTATGGCTGATAACAACAGAGATTTTAACTTTAAAGTCGACGATATTTGCGGTAATGCTTGGGCTGAAGATGAAAGAAAGGAAGCTCAAAAAGAGTACAGAAAAAACAAATGTGTTGTTAGAACTAACGCTCTTGGATACAATGAATTTTACTTAATTAAAGGCGGTAACAATCTTGAAACTGCGGATGACGATTTCGAAGTCACTTCAGATCACACTAGAGGCCAAATGGCTACTGCGTTTAAAAAGTACTCTAAGAGCAAAAAGCAGAACAAGGTTCTTATGACCACATTCGGAAGATGTGTCGCATAATACTGCTAAAAAATGTATACTTTTTTTCAAAAAAAGGTGTACAAACCCCTAGAACCATGGTATAATATACACATACACAATTGATAAGGAACTACATTATGAAAGATATGAAAATCTCAACACAAAATATTTTAAAAGAACTGGCTACAAATTATCCAGATCAAACTGCGTTCAGAAAGAACGTGATTGAATCCACGGCAAAGTCCATGGGTTACACAGGAAAAGACTTTTATCCTATGCTTACCGCAGAAACAAGAGTCAAAATAGGCACTTATGATTTAAGCGCTTTACTACAAACTGTAGAGGTTGACAATAAGGTGATAGACATTTCGTCTGCAGCAAAAATGCAATCGATCGTTAACGAAGAAAAATCATTCGCAAAAGCGGATCCAACGTTTGTTCCATGGGGAGCATTTCACGATGTTGTAAAAATGATTAAATCGCAGATGTTCTATCCTGTATACGTTTCTGGTTTATCTGGAAATGGTAAAACTTTTATGGTAGAGCAAGCTTGTTCAAAACTAAACAGAGAATTTATAAGGGTTCAAATTAACCCTGAAACTGACGAGGATGATTTACTTGGTGGATTTAGACTTATTAACGGAGAGACTGTATTCTCTAAAGGACCGGTTCTTAAAGCGATGGAGAATGGCGCGATCCTTCTTCTCGACGAAATTGATAGAGCTACAAATAAAATTATGTGTCTTCAAGGTATTCTTGAAGGTAAACCTGTTCTCGTTAAAAAAACGGGTGAAACAATTACTCCTGCGCCTGGCTTCAATGTTATAGCAACTGCGAATACTAAAGGTAAAGGATCAGAAGATGGTAGGTTTACTGCTGCTTCAATCATTGACGAAGCTTTCTTAGAAAGGTTTACTGTTGCGATTGATCAGAAGTTTCCATCACCATCTATCGAAACTAAAATACTTAACAATCATATGACTAAGTTCGGTACAGAAGATACTGACTTTGTTGAAAAGCTAGTTACATGGGCAGACATTATTAGAAAAACATTCTATGATGACGGAGTAGATGAAGTTATTTCAACTAGAAGGCTTTGTCACATCGCACAAACTTTCTCTATCTTTAAGAATAGAGCTAAGGCGATTGACTTATGTATTGCTAGGTTTGATGACGACACTAAGTCAGCTTTCTTAGATCTTTACACAAAGGTCGATGATGGCGTATTAAACATTGAAGAGGAAATTAATGAAACAGCCTAATTACAAATTTAACGAAGGAGCTCTTATTAAAGAGTTCCAATCGTATATCGATTCTACGTACGGACAGCATTATGGCCAAGGGGGATTACAATCTTCCGAAGTAATAATTGATCGTGGCCATGGCCTTGGATTTTTCCTTGGAAATGTTGACAAATATAATGCTAGGTA